CGAATTCGTTTTCGTTCATATTTCCTCTTTTAGTTATGCGTAACTACCGTATTACCTGCCTGTGTTCATACCAACAAGTTGTGTTGCCACTGCTTGCTGTGTATAATAACTTTGACCGGTAAAGGCGACAGGTGTGCCTATACCAGTATCGTCTACTCCAGCGCCTTCTTCGCCAGAGTCATACCCTGTAGCATCTCCGAATATCTCTTGATTCTCACCGAAATCTTCAGGTGTTGGTATCTGATCACCAAGATCACGGCTCAATACTTGATCGTTTTCTTCAGTCATCAATGTCTTGACACTAGGATCTGCTATTGTTTCGATGTAGGCTTGTTCGTATTGTGGTATCGCTTCGGCGGGAGCAAGCATACCAATGATTTCCCTAGCGATGAGGCTATCGATGATCGGATTGTTTTGTACCAATGCTTTAGCCTGTTGAAACAATGCGAGCCTATAGTTTGTATCGTGTGCTTCATAGTCTGTGTTATAATATACCTCTCCTGCCCAACGATGATTCATGAATCGTGCGGCAAATGTGAATATCATTTCTTCTGTGACTTCCATCAATCGGGCTTTGCTCTTTGCGAGTCTATGTAATTGTTTTCGTTCCTCTATGATGGCTACACCGCTAGCGATCTGATTCTTGCTATTACGCAATCCACCTAGACCTGTCAATGCTTCAACTTGTTCTAATAAATCTGCTTGTTTCTTTATGATCTTATCTACATCGCCTGTATCTACCGATATAGTTTCTACTTGACCTTGGCTAGCACGGACGATAGCACCTGCGTGTACAGGAATGCTCACGCCTTTGTCTGCTCGTATGATAGTCTTTGCGAATTGTATACTTGTGTATGCTTCACATTCTAATTTGTAATGCTCACGCTGTGCATCTACAGGTGCGTCAATATCGCTGATACCAAAGTCGATGCTTCTTGGATCACGGCGTCCATATGCTATAAATGCAGGTACTGCCATGCCTGCTGGATATTCTCCACGACCTGTCTCTGTGACTTCACTCTTGCTTATATTCTTACCTACTTTATAACTGACCCAATAACTAGGTGTTGTAGGTGTGCCTAGATGATAGCACTTGATATACCAATCGTCTTTATCTTCTGTCTCTAATACTTTGCAATACTTGACCATGGGCTTGCCACCGAACCATTCCCATTCCCAATCCCATACTTGTAATGGATTGACTGCTACAACATATGGCCTACCGAAATTAGCATCACCTTGTTGTGCCATGTCTACAAACACCCAACAGTATCCGAATATGCTTGTTAGATCGCCAACGCTTTCCATGAATGCGTTGAGGCTGCGATTCTGTAAATCAGCATCTAATAGAAATAGTTGCGCCCATTCTATATTGTCACTATCTATAGGGCTACCTTCTGGCGTGCAGAATTTTAATTCACGCTTGATGCCAGGCTCAAATAATACATCATTGATAGTATCAACGACATAACGGCATATAGGTTGCGCTATAGTATTTTGAATCAAATCTTGATATAGATTGCTATCTTCGCTAGGACGCTTTTTGCGCACATATGATTTAAAGATGAAGCCGCCTAAGTAACCATACTGATAGGCTAGCATCTGTTCATATGTGGCATTGTATATAGGATTTTTCTTGATTAACTCTTGTGAATTCATATATGTTTCCGTTGACGATTATTCTTCGTCTAGATACTCGTAATAATCGCCACCGAATTTTTCTTCGAGGTAGTCTTCTTGTTCCATGGCAGCGTATTCTTCTGGATCCATATCCATGACATCTTCGGTTTCTTGACTGTACATGTCAAACTCATCTAAGGCTTTCATGACTTCAGGAAAATCACCAAAGGCTCTGTCGATCTCTTGACTGCTATGACCCATGTCAGTCAAATAACGCACTACATCTTTTGCTAGATCATAATGATCATCTTGCGGTATGTAAAATTTTGAGATGACATACATCTCGACCATCATGTCAAAGTCCATGGTTTTACCTCGTTATGTATAATTTATTTATGCTTTGCTTTTGGGTTTGACTGTGTAGCAATCACCATGCTTGCGACTGAACCATACTATGTAACTAGTCTCGCCACAATGCTCGCAAGTCTTATATGGGTTCTTTGGTGCATGAAAGTTAGGTCCATGTTTATCTACTATGCGATCATGCCTAGATTGTGCATTACCATTGACTAGATGATCAGGATTCACGCAATGTTTTGTCAAGCATGTATGCTGTATCTCTTTTCTATGACTAAGACCTTTGTGTATCCCAACGACTCTATGAACTGTTGTCATCTTTGGATATCCGTCGTCGCCACGGATCATGCCATAACCTGCATTGTTCACTGGTCCAGTCCATAACCAGCATTGACTTTTATCTTTAGGTATCTTTGTGCGTTTCATCACACGATCATATGCACTTTCTCTTGTTCGTTTAAACATAATGTATTATTTAGTACACTTGATGATCTTCATTTATTTCGCCACCGCGCATGATCTCTTCCCATGTTGGGCCACCTGGATAGAGTGGACTCTCGGGCATGTATTCTTTGCCTGGCATAGAGTATCTTGCATAGCGTGGATCCATGCCTACATATTCATGTAAGCCCATATCGTCATGAAGAATAGGGAACAGATGGTGTATACCATATCGTAGTGCGTCACCAAGTCCGTCAATGTGTGCATATCGTTGCTCTGTGTATTTTACTAATTTTTTTCTGCTACCATTCTCGAAATGGTATGTTGTCAATGCTTCTAATAACAATGTATCATCACTTTTGACAACTAGTCCATTGCGTGTCAAGAATGCGTTTACTGTGTTATCTGTGTCACTTATCAATGGATTGCTCTTGCGACTGTTTATGATAGTGAAACCATATTTTTCTAGTATGATGCGATCAGTGATACCGAAAGGACTTGTAGTATCACGATTGACTTGCGTACCACTCATGTCTATGATTGAGTTTAATCTGCGTTTTGGAAAGTCATTTCTTATCGCTTGCGCTATGCCTTCTGTGCTACAATCTCTGATTGCATATGTCTTTAATATCTCCATCTTGCCATTGATCTTGCCTTCATTAGATATCTGTGCTACAACTGCGCACATGACACGCTTGTTGAAGTCATGGAATGTGTATAGGTCACCACCACGATCAATCATCATATCAGTCGTATGTTGATGTTTATTGAACGCATAGAAGAATTGGTCAGCACTTGACTCCCAACTGCATAGGTAATCTTGTGCAAACTTCAATGGGCTCAATAATTTCTTTTGTTCTTCTATGAACTTGCGATTACCGCTGCGCATCTGCTCATAGTTAAAATGCCTGACAGTATAACGATCAGGTGTCTCTAATGCTAACTTAAACATGTCATAAAGTGGACCTGTACCGTTAGGTGTGCTGATCACTATCAGTCTACCACCTGTGTCAGGTTGTCCTACTTTGGGGCGTAATCGATTGGTTATCTCTTGTAATGTATCTTGCGTGTATAATGCGGCTTCGTCAGCGATCCATACGCCGACATTAAGACCTCTTAGATTCTCACGCATCTCTGCGCTTTTGCATCGTATGAATGTACCATTAGGAAACTTTATGGTCATGTCTGTGTTGTTGATATCGACACCATCGACTAGATTATAGTATTCTATGCAACTACGCTTCAATGGTTCCCATATCAATGATTTGATCATCTGACCAGTAGGTGCGCTGTATATGACATCTTTACCTTTATGATATCGCTCATCATTTGCGAATATAGGTAATGCTATGCTAGCAAGGAATGTCTTGCCGCTGCCTACAGGAACTATGTTGATGCAATGCTTATTGCCTTCTAACCAATCACGCAATAATGTTTGTTGCTCACCAAATAGTTTGATGTCAATTTTTCTTTGCATCTTCTAATGTATAGATCGGTGTCCAATCACTTAACTCTGTTTTAGGGAAGTTATAGATAGGACGCAGGCTCTCACCCTTTGTAGTATGATCGACTTGTTGCACATCTTGTATGATGTACTTTGCTAGTCCAAGTATATACTTGCTTACTAATTCGTGATTGTTTTCTATCTCTGCATCGCGGATCTTTTTGTTTATGAACTGGCTGAATGTCATGCCTTGTTCACGGCGGAAGTCATTGAGCAATGTAGCAGGACTTTTCTTGTTTGTGCTACCTTTAGGTCTGCCGCTGTTTTCTCTAGCGCCACCTCGTCCACTTTTTGGTTTTTTAGATTGTTTTTCAAACATTGGGTATTTCCTTTGACTATCTTTATGATAGTTCCATCACTCTTGTATAGCATCTTTTTTTGTCACATAATTTCTATTGCAACAACCTGTTTGGAATTCATATCCCAGGCTATCGCATCTTTTAACTAGATAATCTACATTGATCTTATGCTCGACACCTGTCACGCCACGGAATCGTCTATAATGTCTTGCGGCAGGTACGAATTCATCATCATTCATGACTGACCAGCGATTGATGTG